CCTGAACGCGTTTTTGCACAGGATCTGTGGATATTTTTGGTAATAGTGGAGATATCACAATGGCTAAGCGTGGTCGCAAGCCAGTCGATCGCACCTCATGGCTACGAGCAGGCGGGCCGCTACCAGATAAGCCACTCGGTTTGTCTAAATTAGAAATGGTGCAGTACAAATGGCTAGTCGAGGCGATGGCGCACGTGGGAACGGGCGGGGCATCAGATCTCGCAGCGGTGACGATGGCGGCAAAAATGCTGGCGAGAGCGCAGATCCTGCGCGACCTGATCGATCAGCTACCGAGCCCGATGATCGACCGCGAAAACGGGCCAGCGCTACATCCAGCGTACGCAGAACTAGGGCGAAGCGAGTCGCGAATCCAGTCGATGCTGATCAGCCTCAACCTGATGCCACGCACACGATCGAGCACCCGCCTGCCCGCCGAGCAGCAGGTGACGGCAGCAAGCGTGCCCGACGACAACCCGATACTCAAACTCCTGGGCAGCTAGCCGCTCGCAACGTCGAGCTGTTTTTCCGCACCTGCCTGACTCACGTTAAAGGAGCGGACGCAGGCCGTCCGCTCTTGCTGGCCGACTGGCAGTATCGAGACATCATCGAGCCATTGTTCGGCACTCTCCGTGCCGATGGCCTGCGCCAATACCGCACCAGCTACATCGAGATACCGCGTAAAAATGGCAAGAGCACGCTATGCGCAGGCATAGCGCTCTACCTGCTGATGGCCGATGGGGAGAAGGGCGCGGAGATCGTGTCGGCAGCCGCTGATCGTGAGCAGGCATCTATCGTGTTCGATATTGCAAGCAGCATGGTGCAGGCTAGCCCGATGCTCGCATCACGATGCACTGTGCTGCGCAAAGAGATTGTCACCAAGAACGGTAGCAGATATCGAGCAATCAGCGCAGATGCTCACACCAAGCACGGGTTTAACTGTAGCGGCATCATATTTGACGAGCTGCACGCTCAGCCCAACAGAGAGCTCTGGGATGTGCTCACAACAAGCGTAGGCTCACGCAGGCAGCCGCTCACCGTGGCGATCACGACGGCAGGGCACGATCGCAACTCGCTCTGCTATGAGATGCACCAGCACGCCCGGTCAGTCGCTGATGGCTCACTGGTCGATCACAGTTTCTTGCCCGTTCTGTATCGAGCGCCAGATGGGGCATCATGGCGAGATGAGTCTACATGGCGAGCCGCAAATCCCGGCTATGGCGTATCTGTGCTGCCTGATTACATGCACCAAGCAGCGCTCGACGCAGCGCAGAGCCCTGCTCGTGAGCTAGCATTTCGCCGTCTTCATCTCTGCGAGTGGACCGACACAATCACACGATGGATCGCACCCGAGACATGGGACGCATGCCGCAGCCCTCGACCTGATCTCGATGGTCGATTGTGTTATGGTGCGCTCGACCTGAGCTCGACCATGGATCTTTCGGCGTTCGTTCTGGCCTTCCCGCTCGACGATGGCACGATCTGGATAGAGCCGACATGTTGGGCACCTCGCGGAGCCCTCAAACAGAGAGAGCGCACCAACCGTATGCGCTACGACCAATGGCATGCGAGCGGGCACATCAACGTCACCGATGGCGATGTGATCGAGTACGAGGATGTTTACACGCGCATCAAGCAGCTTTGCGCACAGTATCGGGTCGTCGATATCGCAATTGACCGTTGGAACGCTAGCCAACTGGCTCAGCAAATGCAGAGCGATGGGCTGAACATCGTGTCGTTTGGGCAGGGCTATGCGAGCATGAGTCCAGCCGCTAAAGATTTTGAGACATTAGTCATGGCGAGAAAATTGAGGCATGACAGCAATCCGGTATTGCGGTGGTGCTTGGGCAACTGTTCGATAGAGTCAGACGCCGCTGGCAATATCAAACCCAGTAAGGCTAAGAGCAGCGAAAAGATCGACGCCTTGGTCGCCTCGATCATGGCAGTCGCAAGATCTCGAGTCGGCGAAGCAGGCGGAGCGATTGGGCGAGGTGCCCCGTCGGTGTACGAGTCGCGAGGGATGACTCTCATATGACGATCCTAGATCGCATCAAGAGCATATTCAATCTGCGCATGGGCAATCGCCCAAGCCTGCGAGATCCCGCGCTCACAGCGTTCTACGGTGGCGCAGTTAGCAGCGCTGGCGTGCAGGTATCTGAGAGCTCAGCGCTCAGCTATGCACCGTTCTGGCAAGCCGTGCGCATTATCTCTGAGACCATCTCTAGCCTGCCCTTTCACGTCTATCAGCAGACCTCGAGTGGGCGCATTATCGCTGACGACATGATGGTCGCTGACCTCCTGCGATTTGCGCCAAACGAGGAGATGACCTCGATGCAGTTGCGTGAGCAATGGCTTGCGCAGGCTCTGACGTGGGGCAATGGCTACTGTGAGATCGAGCGAGACACAATCGGCCGCCCAACGCGCCTCTGGCTGCTGCGTGCCGAAAACATGAAAGTCGGGCGATCCGAAAACGGCGACCTACAATATATCTATCGCTCGGACCACGCTCGCCCGACCTACATACCAGCATCTGACGTATTGCATCTACGCGGCCCAGGTGGCGATGGCTACGTCGGTGCCAGCGTGGTCTCGCTGGCTCGAGACTCGATCGGTCTCGGCATCGCTGCCGAGGCATTTGGCTCATCGTTTTTCGGCCGTGGCGCTCGCCCATCCGGCGTGCTCGAGCATCCCGGCAGACTCAGCGACGATGCCCGCGGTCGCCTGCGTGGCGATTGGGAACGATTGCACTCCGGTATCGACAATGCCTCACGAGTAGCGATACTCGAAGAGGGCATGAAATGGACCACGACTGCGATACCGCCTGACGATGCGCAGTTCCTCGAGACCAGACGTTTCCAGCTCGAGGAGATTGCCCGCTGGTTTAACATCCCGGTGAGCAAACTGCGAGCGACTGGCGGATCGACATACAGCTCGCTCGAGCAGGAAAACCAAGCGTTCCTGAGTGAGACGCTGCGCCCTTGGCTTGTCCGCATCGAGCAGGAGGTCCGCAACAAACTGCTCCTGCCAATCAGCAGCAGCTACTACGTTGAGCACCGCGTCGAGGGGCTGCTGCGCACCGATCTCGCAGCGAGATACAGCGCATACGCCATCGGTCGCAACTGGGGTTGGCTCAGCGTCAATGAGATCCGAGCGCTCGAGCAGCTCGACCCTATCGAGGGTGGAGATGTATTTCTCCAGCCGCTCAACATGCAACCCGTATCGTCGATGGGCGGGGCTCAGGCACCGCCTGCTGATCCTACTGTCGCGCCAGTCGTCGTCGATCCTACAGCGCTGCCAGCAGCACCAGCAGCACCAGCAGAGACCAACGACCTCGAGGCATATGCCAGCGATGCCGTGATTGCCTTAGCGCTGGCAATGACCGAGCACCAGATCCCGAGCTGTGAGCATGGCTCGACCAATCGCTGCCGCGTCTGCGGCATCGAGCGTGAGCGTGAGCTAGTGCCACCAAGCCGCCCAGGTGGACGCCATGGCTGGCGCATCAAGTGGCGACCGATCCTGCCATTGCGCAAAACAGAGACTGAGCGATCGATGCCTGCTGAGCGTCGAGCAAAATACGATAGTATTGATTTCTCGCCACCTGCTGGCGTCCGTGAAGAGGCCGCTCGAGGCCTAGCGTGGCGAGCCGAATATGGTCGCGGTGGCACTGAGGTAGGCGTTGCTCGAGCCAGAGATCTCAGCAATGGGAGCAACATCAGCCCCGACACAATTGGGCGCATGGTGAGTTATTTTGCCCGCCATGCCGTCGATTCACAGGGCGAGGGCTGGTCACCCGGTCAAGACGGTTTTCCAAGCGCTGGCCGCATTGCCTGGGCGCTATGGGGTGGAGATCCGGGGCAAACATGGGCGAACAAAGTAGCAGGTCAGATGGATAGGGAGGACGACAATGGAGCGTAGATTACTCTCTACTGTCTCATCTGACGCTGGCCGCCTGATGGGCTATGCCAGCGTGTACGGGCCGCTCAGCGAAGATCTAGGCGGTTTCCGCGAGCGCATAGCACCGCAGGCATTTGCCAGCACCCTCGAGGATAAAAACGCAGATGTGCGAGCGCTGATCAATCACGACTCATCGCTTGTGCTAGGTCGTCGCAGTGCGGGCACACTCAAACTCAGCACCGACAAAAATGGCCTTGGCGTTGAGATCTACCCGCCAGATACCAGCTATGCCAAAGATCTCCGTATGCTCATCGAGCGCGGCGATGTCAACCAAATGTCGTTTGGATTTATCGTCAGAGCTGACGAGTGGACAATCGAGGAAACAGTGCGAGTGCGGACAGTGACAGATGTCGAGCTCATCGAGGTCTCCGTCGTCACCATCCCCGCATACCCGGACACCACGGTCGCGATACGGTCGCGTGATCAGTGGAGCGCTAGCCAACTACGGCTGAGCGTACATTTACGAGGCCGAAAATTGCTAATGTCGCAGCTCGG